ATTTTCAACGTCAAGTAAGAACTCTGTTGCAGGCAACAAAATATTCTTATAAACACTAGTGAAGCGTTCACTTTTATCTATTGCAGATTTGAATTTTTCGTACAATAGAAAAGTACAGACAGCATCATATGCTGCGTACTCTTGCATGATATCAAATGGAATCATATCCCAAGTGAAATCAGCTTTCAATAATCCATTTCTTTTCTTATAGTCCTCAATCCAAGTGTACATTGGCTTTTCGTAATCACCATAAGGTGTGAATTTCAATGCAAGAGTTTTTAGACTATGTGTGCCAGGCTGTTCGTTAAGAACATAGTGCATCAACATAGTGTCCTCAAAGTGAGGAAACTCGAATCCGAAATGGAATCTAAAGAAGGCAATATCAAACTTACTGTTATGAAATACTACTTTCTTTTTATTGAACAATTCTTGTAGCATTTGTTCTGCTTTTTCGTCTATACAATCTGTACTGATGTATGCTCCATGGTCTCTCTCATACGAAAGAGAAATACCAAGCATATGCCCATCACGTGGGTATAGTGCAGTTGTCTCGGAGTCAAGTGCAACAAAGTCGTTCTCGTGTGCTAACGCATTTTCTAAGAACTTATGCAACACTTCAGAATCTGTAATACCATATACTTTATCTTCCCCGAGTTTTTCTTGCTTGAGCTCTCCTTTGATGTATTTTACAATATTATCTCTAGATTCCTCCCAAGCTCTTTTTGCCTCAGGCTTGAAGGCAAGCATTGCTGGATTTATTACAGGTAGAAACTTACCATCTACTACTCGGCCAGTATATTCTGTAACTGAGTTGAGTTTAGTATAGTATTTCATAGGCTCTGAGCCGACAAGAATCACCCAGTCATAATTGTCTGGGTCAAAATTTATGTCAACGTCCCTCTTCAATACTTTCTTGACAGATGGGTCAGAGCATAAAACAAACTCGTCAAAAGTGAACTGGTTCTTAAACAGCTCAAAGAATTTGTTTCTGCTCGGTTTAGATTCTATTAATGCTACTTTCATGGTTCTCCTAAAATTTATAAATATATTATATCAAAAATTTGGGTTTGTGTCAAGAATTATTTTTATCTAGTTCGTACCTACTTTTGATAGACCGCCTAGAGTTTTCTTTGCCTGTAACCCACTCTAAATTGTCCCATCTAGGATTAAAACAATTTTCATCTATGTGGTCTACTTGTAGGCATGATCTAATTACGTTTTGTGTATTTTCACTTACCTTACCCCAATCTTCTTTTAATTCTTCGGGTAGGTGTTCTGGAAAGGGCAGAAAATGTTCTGCTACAATTCTATGAATATACACTGATACTGCTTTATTTTTTGATTGATACACATAGTTTCCGTCTGAAAACTTTTCTTCTGTGGGCATTATTGAAATAAGTGCATAGGGTTTATTATGCTTTCCATTAGGCCACTTTGCTATCCATTTTAATTTATGTCCTCGTACTCCCAGCACATTTCCATACTTAGAAATTTTATATCTTGTGGGATTCCCATTAAATACTAAAGGTATAAATTCTTCGTCTTCTATATCTAAGGGTTGGTATAAATCTCTGAGCTCTTCTGCTGTTAATCCTATTAAATTCATTTGTTTCTCCAATTTCTGGCGTCCCGCACAGGAGTCGAACCTGTAACCTACAGCTTAGAAGGCTGTTGCTCTATCCTATTGAGCTAGCAGGACATTTCAGAAATTAATAGTATAATTTTTCTTTGAGTCTTTGTACTGCCGACTCGTTCATAGAACCAGGGTCACCTTGTTTTAAATTAATATTTGTATGCTTAAGCATAACCTCATCACATAGCTCTCTTACCTTTTCTGCGGAGCTTTGACCTGCGTCATCTGGGTCATACATGATGTCAATTTGTTCTACTCCTTTCATTTTGAGTAGTTGTAATTTGTCTTTTGTCACATTTGAAACCCCAAACGAACAAAGGGCATTTGTTAACCCTTTGTCGTGTAGGTTTATTACGTCATAGATACCTTCTACCAGTATCACTCTACCTTTAATAGGTACTGCACTAGCTGGGTACAAAGGCAACGTTACTTTAGGAGGATGGAAGATATACTTTGGTTGGTCTTTAATATGACTATTCTCTCGTAATCTTCCGTTAAATGCAACGATTTTTCCTGTGATGTCAAAAATAGGAAACACTATTCTTTCATTGAAAGGAGACCTGTTTACCATAAAAGTTCCAAACTTTTTATAAGTCTCAGGTTTTATTCCTCTCTCATTTCCTACATACTCCATTCTTTCTGTAGGTAATTTTAAACCGACAGATTCAGCTCTTTTTCTCTCTATTTTTTGTCTGAGAGTTTCTCTTTTTATATCTAAATAGTTGGCTGGTTTATCAAAATGTTTGAATATGTTTCCTTTAAAACCACACGAAAAACAGTTATAAACTCCTGTAATTCTGTCAATCCTCATACTAGGATTGCTGTCGTCATGTTCAGGATTCAAGCACGACACTATGAAGTCTGCTGGCGAGACTTTAAACTGTATCTTTTCCTCTACTAGCAGCTCCTCTACTGTCATAGTCCTTGATTATGGCTCCTGTCCATTTGTTGTGTTAGTTGTTTATCTTTTACAAATAACATTTGTCCGTGTTCACCACGTACTAAAATAAACACATCTCCTTCATTTAAAGGAGTATCGTCTAAATTAATTTTTTCGGCATCTGTGTCTGCCATAAACAGACCTGCCGCGTTAATTTCAAATTTATATCCTGCGTAAATCACTATAGTCTCCTTAGTGTATTTCTTCGTCTTTGTAATATAATTCCCACTCTGCCTCAAATATAGGTCGAAACTCTTCCAAACTAGGGATAAGCTCGACTTTATCTGCAATAGTTAATCTTGCTGCCAAGGCTGAGTAAGCTGCTACTAATTGTCGTTCTGTATATAAAATCATAAGTCTTGTGCCTCTTCTCCATCTGCTCCACTACTCATTTCTTCCCTCATTTTATCTTTCTCTGTGGGAGTCATTGCAGTAGTAGGGCCAATCTTTAAACTTTTCCAGTCTACTGTGCTGGAAAATCCTTTTACTTCATTATTTCTCATCTTGGTACAGTTAAATGTCATACACTTATCTTCTGGTGACCAAGTTTCTAATGAATATGCAGCATCCGCTGCGTCTAGAATACCTTTTGCAAATCTAGCCTCACCCGTTGAGTCTGTTTGATAAGGGGCAAAGACTAGAGTTTCATAATCTTGTGCAAAGGTTTTCATTTTCTTACTAATCTCGATTTGTTCTTGCCAATCATATTGGCTATTGCGACCTGGTGCGTTATGTCTGCGGACTTGGTTGAGATAGTCAACAATGACTATCCCAACGTCAGTACGCCCTACTCTCTTATCGAGTTCGCTTTGAATTTTTGAGAGAGTGAGAGCAGGGTCGTAAATAACATCTAACTGCGCATCCTTGTTCAATTCCTGCTTTACAAGTTGTTTATGAAATGCATCAAAGTCACGGTCTTTCTCATAGGTATGAAGTAAATCATGCCCATTTTCAAAACGACCTGCCCACCATCCTGCTACTAGATTCCATTCTTCTGTACTCATGTTTTTATCACGAATACTGGTGAAGGGTATTCTAGTGGCGATGGAACACATTCTTTGTAGAATAGACCTACTATCCATCTCAATAGTGAAATAAATAGCAGTCCTACCCTGTTCATAAACATTTACAGCTAGATTACAAGAAGTCAAAGACTTTCCTGATCCGCGTCGTCCTCCCACTAACACCAAATCTTTGGGAGAAAACTTAACTGTTGCGTCATACTCACTATTCAATCCGAGTGGTAAGTACTTCGCTAATTCTTTATCATCTTCAAAGAGTGTAATACTTTGCATACTCTCTGAAGGAGGCGTAATGTCTACTTTATCGCCTACATTTAGTACTATCTCTTGTAGTTGTTCTATATTTTCTTCAGCACTAGCAATCGTGACGGTTTTCTCAACATACTTGTCGAGTTCGTCTAAAATTTCTGTTTGTGTAAATTCATTCTTGAGATAGTCAAGTAGCATGTCTGCATCGACATCTACTTCCATTAGTTCGATTGCTGTTAGCTTTTCTTTAAGATTTTTATCGCGAATTTCATACTGAAGTTCCTCGAAAGTAGGGAGAGCTTGATATGAGTCTACGTGTTTATCCAAGACATTATAAATCCCTCGGTACTCGCTAGGTAAATAGATATCCTTTAGCTGTGACCAAGTCTCCAAGTCTTGTTGGTGGACTAATTGTTTTAGTAACGCAGATGCAATATTCATAACTCTCTCTCAAAAAGGGGGACTGTGCGTCCCCCTAGCTAAAATATTGCGGGTTAACCGATTTCTTTTCTAGCTGCTCCGTTGTAGTCAGCGCACTGAAGACCACGCCTTGTGAGCATAGTTTTAACGCCTCTTACAGTCTTGCCAATGTCATCAGCAATCTCTTGAACAGTCATTTCAGAAATATCAAGGTCAGCCAACACGTCAGCTTTGCTTGAACCTTTAGTGTGTTCTTGCTTTGGAATAGCATTGATATCACCACTTCTTAGAAGTGACAATGCTTTACCTCTGATAGAATTTACACTTTTGCCTAGTGATTCAGCGATAGCTTCTACAAATTCACCATCGTTAACCATAGAAACAAATTGTGCTTCTTCTTCAGGGGTATAAGTTCTAACGCTTTCTACCTTAGGAGCAGGCTTAACATGCTCTGTAAGTTCCATAGAAAGGATTTTACCTTGAATTGACTTAGCACTGAATGCTCCGCCTTCAAAGTGTTCTGCGATTTCCGCATAAGTATAAGCGCCTGTGTTATCGTTAACAAAAGCTCTTAGTGTAGCTTCTTGGTCATCTGAGAATGACTTAGAAGCAGATGCAGAAGCTAATTCTACATCATAACCCATTTTTCTCAACTTGCTTGATACTGACCTTGTTGAAGTTTCTAGTTCTTCAGCGGCCTCAGCAACAATCGCCTGAGAGACAGGGCCTTCGCCTACAAAGTCTACTAGACTTTGAGTTCTTTCATCTGTCCATTTTGGTAATGCCATAATTATTTTTCCTCTAATATATGTTTTATGTTATTAAAAATTGTTACGCCCATATCTCGGGCTTTCTGAGTTTTTGCACTTTCAATACCGCTCTCGTTGAGTAGAATTGTAACTGCCTTTGTAAGGTTGTCCTTTGTCTCATATCCATACTTATGTAAAACTTCTTGTGCCATACTTTTGGTTTTATAGCTCTTAAGTTTACCTGTTATACAAACAACTCCTTTCGTAGGAACTGAGTTGTCGACTACAGAACTCTTACTTTCAAAAGAGAAGGGCAACTCATTGTACCCCATCGCGATAAATGTTCCACTATACCAATCCATAAGATTCGACGCCGCTTTAGGACCAAGACCACTATCCACACATTTTTGATAGGTTATCTCGTATAATGACGAGATGCGACTCGTTAACTTTTTGGAAGCGCTTGAGCCTATCAGCGGTATCGAAAAAGCTGGAAGGAGAGTTGTTAAGTCTGCGTCTTTCGACTTTTCTATTTCAGCAAACAACTTCTCTCCAAGCTTCTCCGAATCTAGTATATCTACTATCTCATTCTTGGTAAGGGAATAAATATCATGATAGTCTTCCAACATCAACTTCTCAATAGTCGCTGCTCCCATGCCTTTAATCTTTAAAGTTTTTGCGAAGTGCTCGACCTTTTTAGAAGTCTGTGCTGGACAACCAACATTTCGACAAAATAGTTGATCCTTCACTGTTTCCAGTAGCGAGTTGCATGCTGGGCAATGTGTTGGAATTTGTATTTCGGTCAAAATTGTTCTCTCTTTTAATTTTATATGTATATTATATCAAACGGATAAGCAAAAGTCAAGAACTATTTTTCGGAAACTCCCTCAAAATAAGGGAAGAAATTTTGAAGCACTCAGTGTGCCCTCCAAATTTTTGTTTCGGTTTATAACTGTCTTGCGCGAACTTCTTGTGTAATTCTTGCTCGTACTTCCAGCAGTTATAAATAGTATCATGATACGTTCTTTGTATCCTCAAGTCGTACCCTCTAAAGCCACGACTTCGTTTGATAACGTGACGCCAGTCTTTTCCACTAGCGATTCCTACTTTGATACATTCTCGCTCAAACGTTACTTTATTTACTAAAATAACTCCGTAGAGAACACCCTCCCTCAGTTTTTCTTCGGGTCGGTTATCAAAATAAGTTTGGTTATAGACTCCAGACATTGCCGGCAGCCTGTGTAAGTACTCCAGTGAGTAGCACAAAACATGCCACTGCATTGAGTATAATTAAGGCTCTATCTTTCCATGCAATAGAAACATAAAGCCAGCCCGCACATCCTAGAAAGGATAAGCAGGTATCAAGGAAGGGGTTAATTTGAGCGGCTCTTATAACCATAGCGCTAAGAAGAATAATAGAAGATACCCACTTAACATACCAATCTATGGTCTGTTTAGGTGTGGCGCTTTTGTAGATTCTCTTGCTGTTGGCTATCTCGTCCTTGTGAAACTTGCTCATTTAATTCATTAATCCGTTTATAAAGTTTGTAAATCTGTTCTGTTTGCTCGGAGATAATATCTTTTAGCATATCTATCTCTCGAATTGCTTTAGCTGTGTTTTTTGCTTTTTTGTACATGGTACCAGTCCATCATATCTTGCCATCTTTGGAAAGCGAATAGTTCTTCGTTCCAATACCATCCTTTATGTTCGTGGTTAGTATACTTACTTGGATAAAACTTTCGACCATACTCATCACGATAAGGTTCTAGTTCTGGCTCTCCATCTTCAATGTGACCATTTAATAGTTGGTCAAACATATCTTGTTGTTCCATTAACTTACTTTCCTTAAGACTTGTGGGATAATCTTCCCTGCTCTAATAACTTCAACTGTACACCCAATCTCTAAATCAAGTGCCTCGATTATAGACTTGTTATGTAAAGTTGCCCTTGATACAATCGCTCCTTCGATGTCAATTGGCTCAAGTATTGCTACTGGTGATACTGCACCTGATTTGCCTACTTGCCATACTACATCTAGGAGTTTAGTTGGAATACCTGTTTCCTGAAACTTTAATGCAAATGCTCCACGAGGGTGGTGACTTGTATACCCTTGCTTATCAAAGGTAGCGTTGTCAGCGATACGAAAAACTGAGCCATCGTGCGGAAACTGTGAGTAATCACTGTCTATACACGTTTGAAACCCTAAGTCAGATAAAAACTTCATATCAGAAGAAAAATTATCTGTAATATAAGGCTGTACTCCATGCACAATAAAAGTTAGGTCTCTTTGCCTAAATTCTGCACTACTTTTCAAGTTAAGCGCACCCGCCGCATAGTTCCTTGCATTCTTTATAGTTTTAGGGGCTACTACTTCTCCGCTTATTTGAAGCACTCCATCAAAGTCTATAGACTCTGGTACTAAATGCTCCCTAATTAGGGGAGTAATGTCCAACCCTTCTATGCCATCACCTCTAGTAAGTGCTTTTTGACACTTGCCTCCACCAAACAATACGCTGATAGCAGCGCCGTCTAGTTTTGGAGTGACGAGAGTGTCTGCACTGCCCCAATCGGGGGCAGTGTCTACACCGTCTATCACTTTTTGGAGGGAGAACAAAGGAAACAAATGCTTGTATCTGCGTTCATAAGAACTCTTATAACCGATACTTTCTTCGGTTGCCATTGTTGTAAGGTGATCGAAAATCTCATCTGACATGATTGGTGTACCATTGTAGTACGCTTCTTTTGCTGTTTTGATAAGATTTTCTAACATTTATATATTATACTAAAAATTTGACCATTTGTCAAGAATTATTTTCCGATATGTTCTACGTCATCGCGAGGGATAACTTGATAGGCACCCTTATTATATGCAGGTGCAACTGTATACTTCTTACTAATTTCAAGTTTCCATGAGTTATCTACTGCAGTTCCTCGTCCTGCACCCTCGCTGGTGGAGCTGACTGGAGTCGAACCAGCGACCTTCGCAGTGCAAATGCGACGCTCTCCCGACTGAGCTACAGCCCCTTGTTGTTTGGTATCCCGTGCGGGATTCGAACCCACGTTGCATGGATGAAAACCATGTGTCCTGACCTGACTAGACGAACGGGACTTGCGTGTGATTTTTCGTTTGCGTTTACGACCATGTTGGTCATAGGATAGGCTTCCTTGAATAATCATAAATTTTCCTGTATTTTTTTAATATGAGTATATTATACAGAAAAATTTAGGATTTGTCAAGAATTATTTTTAAGGTAGGTATATTTCATCCAGAATGTCTTTGAACTCTGACTCGAGTATTGATTTGCTCTCGGCAAGGGATAAGATTTCTACTAGACCAACGAAAAGCTCTCTGCTATTCTCTATATCAAGAGGCATGGTTATACCTTCTCTAGAGGGTAGCCATTCTTCTTCAAAGTCTAAGAAATATTTTCTAAGGGATAGATACTCAACTCCACGAAAGGTGTTGATAACTAAACGTATTTGTTCTGTTTCTTTTTGATTAATTATTTTTTCGTACATTGCTGGTACTTCATGTAACTCAATCATACGGATCCTCGTTTTTGATTATCTTATTCAATGGTACAATGCTTGTAACATTCTTAGGCATCAATAGTCGGTAAGAGTCCGTGTCCCAGCAAAAACATAGGACAGTATCATTTGCTTCTTTGGCTCGGTTCTTCTTCTCCTGAATATACGGAGTAGAGAAGTCCATAGTGCAGATGTTGTACTTTAGTCTTCTTGAGTTCTTACTTCTGTAAGTGATGACGGCATCTCCTGCCTCATCTAACTTTTGTTTAAATTCATCTTTTGTCATGTTACCTCCAAATTTATCTAACAAATGATTATTTGAATCGTAGATTTTTTGGTTACTATGTCAAGATGCAAAAAACTAGGGTACCCTAAGATACCCTAGATAAAAAACTAAAACTAATTAATTGTTTAAGTTGTTTATAATGGTTGCAAAGTAGTTAGCTGCTTTACCAGTAAGTTTACTAATGATTGCTGCATCAACTTCTTGACCTGCATCACTTAGCGCACTTGTTACTGCCGCTTGCGCGTCTGCTACACTAACTCTGCCACCGCCACCGCCGCCAGAGCCGCCACTTGGAGCTGGAGTTTTTCTAACATATACTCCTGCTTTTGTAAGAATCATTCTTACACCATTTGGTGATTCTTCTAGTTGGTCTGCGATGTCTTTCACTATCTCCATACTATTTTCTGGAGTAGGTTCTTCTGCAGTGTACATATCAACTGCTTCTTGCTTTTTCTCGTCTGTCCAAGCCACTTTTTTTCTCCTTTTTGTTGAGCCAAATTTTGTTCTATATTCTTCTATGGTTGTGGTGTTGCGATAGCCAGGTGCCCAACCAGTCGCCTCTACCATTTGCATATAAAATCTATCACTCATTGACTTATTCTCTAATATATAAATATATTATACACTAATATTAAGTTGTTGTCAAGAACTATTTTTCTTTGCTATGATGAAAAGTGCTCGCGAATCGCACAAATTTTGTCTTCGGCATGCGCTATAATCTCTATCTGAGATTCAATAGCTTGCACAACATCTGGGTGTTCCCCAATGCCTGTTGCATTCCTTTGGTAGACTAAAACATTTGCTTTCGCTACTTCAATTTCACCTTCTAATTTCTTAACTAATGCTGCTAATAAATAATTCATAGTTTCTTAATCCCGAATACATAGTTTTCCGCCGCGTCCTCTGCGTAGGATTCACTATGCCCTTTGTATAGCTCATTTTTAATGAACTCTCCACTTTTATAAAAATCACAGCCCCAGTCGTTTCCAACTTTAACTGTGTCTGCTCTCAAGTCTCCATTTGCGTAACTGG